AGATAATGTTGTAGCAATATGTGTTACATTATTATTTCTGACCGCAACTATCTGTATTGGTTGGTATCACATACATGATCGTAGTTTGATGGCGGGCAATATGAATAACGCTATAGCAAAAGGGATTGATCCTTTGTCTGTTCGGTGTTCATATGCAAAGAGTGATGATATTATCTGTGTAGCATATGCATCATCAGCACAATCTCATCCAGTAGCCCCGCAGTCAACATCTAAACGCAGTAAAGATTAATTGAAAAGGAACTATATTATGTCTAAATTTACTTTTGTATGCCAAGAAGAAGCGATGCCGTTTGCTAGCTCTGTCGATGCAAAACGAACAGTAGAATTTGAAGCTGAAACTTTAGATCAACTGTTAAATGAATTTGAAATGTTTTTGCGTGGTTGTGGATTTTATTTTCGTGGTACATTAGATATTGTGCCGTATGATGATGATATTAAATCAGACGATAAATTTGATTTTTCTGAAATACCACAAAATAATTGGCCATTTAAAATGGAAATGCCTGGAACATTAGGTGGCGCTAAAGTTATTTTTGCAAGTGGTGAGTAATGCCTACAAAAGATGAAATGGTTAAATTCGCCAGAGCTATTGATGGTATGGTAGCAAATACTGATTTGAATTACATAGAAGCCATAGTAGAGTATTGTAAAAAAACTGGTTTAGAAATTGAAGTGGCTGCATCGCTAGTTAATTCCAATCTCAAATCTAAGTTGGCTAATGATGCGCTTGATTTGAATCTGTTGAAAGAAAAAGGGAATAGATTACCAATATGACAGGTTATGAGGCATTCGGTCTTTACGAATCTCTCAAACTACATTTCGCTAAAGATAGTTATGATTTCTTCAAATATAATGGCAAGACAAACATAAGTATCACGGCTTTTGAGAATCGTAAAGACAAATATCATTTCTATAAGTTATCACGCAAGCTTAGTAACCGAGATGAATTAATTACATTCATTGTTGCTAATCTGATGGTGAAAGACAATTTGTGGGTGGGTGATTTGTTAACAGAAGATGCTGAAGTGAATTTTCGCAGTCACCAGAAGGTGCTTCAATCGTTTTCGTATATCTTTGAGAATGATTGCAAGGAGATATTTGACGGAAGTGATGATCCAAATATGGTGTTAAAAGTGATTGATGGTGATTATCCCGTTCTTCTCACCAAAACATTTCGCAAGGAAATTCATATTGAAAGCTTTGCGATGATGGCTAGAATACTTCCTTTTATGGGTAGTTGGTCAAAACAAATCACCGATACAATTCGTTGGCCCACATTTCAGATGAAGGTGCGAAAACTAATGCCATTTTTACCACAAGATGATACAAAATATAAATTGATATTGAAAAAAGTTACACAAAAATGATAAAGAAAATTTACTTAGATATGGATGGTGTTATTTGTGACTTTGAAAAGAAGTTTACAGAATATTATGGTGCATTATCTCTAGCAAAGCGTGATCGTAAACAATGGTCTGGTGATTGGGAAGATTTCATTATTCATAAAAAAGGATTTGAGAAATTGGATTGGTTTCCTGGCGGCCATGAAATACTTAATGCAGTTCGTAATACTAAATTGCCAGTTGAAATTCTTTCTTCTTCTGGCGGTGAGAAATTTCATGGTGAAGTTACCGCACAAAAGATTAAATGGTTGCGTAAGCACGGCATCAATTATAAAGCCAATATTGTTACAGGTCGTAAAAAGAAAGCTGAATATGCCACACCTGAAACGGTGATTATTGATGACACAGAAGATGTGATTCGGTATTTCACACAAGCGGGCGGCCATGGCATACTTCACAAAGATGTAAAAGAAACTTTGAAAAAGCTTGACTTGCTACTAAATAAATGATATAATATGATTTTGTGGATAAGACGTTTATACTAATTTATACTCCGTTATACGAAAGGAAATACTATGAGTAGTTTTGCAAATCTAAAGCGTGGTCGTTCTGACCTCTCTAAACTCACTAAAGCAATCGAAGCAACAAATCAATCTGGCGAAGCCGGTTCTAAAGACGACAATCGTTTTTGGCAACCTGAAGTAGATAAAGCTGGTAATGGTATGGCTATTGTTCGTTTTCTACCTGCACCTCAGGCTGATGGCGATGATGCTCTGCCATGGGTTCGTGTATTCTCACACGGATTTCAGGGACCTGGAGGTTGGTTGATTGATAATTGCTTGACAACTTTAAATGAAAAATGTCCAGTTTGTGAGCACAACAATACATTATGGAATTCTGGTATTGAAGCCAACAAAGATATTGCACGAAAGCAAAAGCGTAAACTATCTTATGTTGCCAACATTCTTGTGATTTCTGATCCAGCAAATAAATCAAATGAAGGCCAAATTAAACTGTTTAAGTTTGGCAAGAAAATCTTTGATAAGATTACAGAGGCTATGAATCCTGAATTTGCTGATGAAACACCAATTAACCCATTCGATTTGTGGGAAGGCGCCAACTTCAAATTGAAAATTCGTAATGTTGAGGGTTATCGTAATTATGATAAATCAGAGTTTGCTGAGAAATCGGCACTCTATGATGGTGATGATGACAAACTAGAAGCTCTATGGAAAACTGAATTCGGTCTAAAAGAATTCCTTGAGCGTAAGAATTTCAAATCTTATGACCAGTTAAAACAAAGATTGGATAAATCACTAGGATTTGATGGTGCTGCACCTGCACCAAAATCTAAAGCAGCAGATACGATTGCTGATACAGATACATCAATCATTGACAAATCTGTTGGTGATGATGAAGATTTGGACTATTTCAAATCCCTTGCGGAATCTAACTGATTCTTAACCCATGCCATGCAAGTGCTACCCCGGCCTAGTGCCGGGGTTTTTATTATGCTCTTGCCGTAGCTAAAGAACCGCCAGTATCTTGGCATTTTGCGGCAGCTACTTGTGTTCTATTTACAACAGTAGTATTGTTTGTTGGTGCATTTACAACAACAGGAGTTTGTGGTTTTTGTTGTTCTCTTTGACCTTGTGCAAGTGATGTTGATGCAGATGCCATTCCACCACCACTTGGTGCAGATGTAGCAGCACCAACTTTTGTAATTGATGGGTCATTTAAATATTCTTGGAAGTGTTTTGCTCTATCTTCTAAACCAATAAAACCACCATTGACAAATTTTGTAACTTTCTTAATATCTGACCAATCGCCTTTATAACCCATCATATATTTGATTGCGGTGTCAGCTGCTGCCTCTGGTTTAGAAACATCGTCAGGATTACTTGCATAACCAAACTTAGTATAATTTTGTTTACCTGTAAGTTGAATAAAACCACGGCCACGATACATAAATCCTTCACCGCCGCCCTCAGGTGCATTACCCATCCTTCCAGCATATAAGCGCTCAGCTACCTTCATTGGACCGCCAGCAGCAACAGCGGCCGCATCATCTGGTCCTGAAAATTTCTTTGGAAACAATTTCATCAATGTTGCGGCTTTGTAATTAAGATTTTCACTTAATGTAGTAAAATTACCAGATTCATGGCCAACTTGTGCCATGATTTGAGCACGAGCTGTTGGGTCTGTAATCTTTGCATCGTCCATGGCTTTTAACATGGATTTTTTACCACTTTCAGAACCAATTTTAGATGATTTTGTATCTGAAGGAGATGGTGCTTTAGCTGCAGGACTTGGTGCTGATGGTGCAGCTGCTTTTGGTGTTGGTTTTGGTGCTGCAGCTGATGGAGTTGGTGCTGGTGGAGGAACTGAAGGTGCTGGGCCAGGAACAACCAAAGATTCTGGCGCTGGTGCGGGCTGTATCGGTGCTTTTTTCTTTTCTTCTTCTTCACGCTTCATTGTTTCGGTTTTAGGTGGTAAACCTAAACGAGCACGAACAATCTCATCGTCACCTGTATATTGTTTTTCTTTTTCTAGTTTTTTAACACGCTCAGTTTCCGTTGCTTCTGCTTGTTGTCTTTCTAATTTTTTTCTTTCAGCAGAATCATCTACTGGTGCAGCTGGCTTTTCGCCTTTTTTAGGAATACCAAGTTTTTCTTTTACCCATTCAGGTAACATATCTAAAAGGCCATTTACTTTGTTCATAAAACCATCATAAATTGTTTTAATGGTTTGTATTGGGCCAGTAATTAAATCTTTCCAAGTATTAAAATACCCTACAAAAAAATCACCAATTTTTTGAAAGAATCCAGAAATTGTATCAATAACTGGTTGAATAAACTCTTTTACTTTATCAATGATAGGTTGTATTGATTCACTAAACCATTCTTTAATGCCATCAACAAATTCTCCAAATTTTGTTTTAATTGCATCCCATAGACCAGTTACCCATTCAGCAAAAGCATCTTTAAAACCAATGAAAATAGCTCCAAGTATTATTATTGGAGTAAAATATTTTTGAAGAACTTTTACAAATGAAGTAAAAACAATACCTAAAAGTTTAAAAAGAGCCATTCTAATTAGACCTTTTTTTAGTGCTTGGCCAGCTGTTGGTGTTGGTTTTTTAGCTGCCATTTCCGTTTCTAATTTTTTTTCTCTTTCCGATTCTTTTAAAAAATAAGCATCTGCGCCTTTTGCTGGTTTTCCGCCTTCTAACTTAACTAATCTTTGAATATTTTGCCTTGCTACATTTAAATCCCGAGCAAAACCTGGCAAAGACATAAAGTT